AGTCATTTAATGCTGGTCTATCTGCTACTCTATCAATCCCATTGAATAGAAAATTAGTAAGGCAATGTCATGAGGCTGCAGCAGCACAAATAGAAATGCAAACTCAATTGATATCTAACAAGCGGTTAGATTTTGAGATCGCAAGATTAAAAAATTGTGGTGAACTAAAAAAACAGGGTATATTTTTCCACCCTGCCTCACCTTATCATTCAGTTTGTGCTGACGTAGTTGTTACTGCACCTGGTGGTAAGTTATTACCACATACACATGACTTACCAGAAGTTAAATTTAACGACCCTTCTTCAAGGGAAGTAACCCCTTCTTCTCTCGATACTGATCAGTCCTCTTCTCTTGAAGAGTCGGCTTCCGAGGAGTCTTCCCAGTCAACTTCTGAATCTTCGCAATCACTTTCTTCACAGCAGGCTTCACCACCTTCAGAAGCAAATCCGCTAGGGGTTTTGCAAGTAGGGCAGATGTCGTCGCAACAGCAGCAATCCCAGCCGTAGTAGTTATTACAGCAGGAGATGGGAAGTATGCGTCTATAAAAGGCACATCTTCCCATTCTTTTATGCAAGTTTTTTTATCTACACTTAACTTATATCCTTTAACTCTCTCCTTACCACTCTGTGATAGGTCTCCAATCCTTTGTGCATTAGGTTCAGGGCATTCTATATCCTCCGCTGTCCGAGGAGGTGTCACAGGTGGACTAGGGGCATCTATATCAGGTGCAGGTGGTTCCCCTGTGTCCACACCTTCTGCCTCTTCCTCTTCAGTAGTAATAGTTTGCCAAGTAAGTTCCCTAGCGTCATAGTTAGGTGGTTCATAGTAAGGCATACCACCATCACATAGAACTACGTTCTGCTTAGGATCATCATTAACTAATTTTTTATTTTTATTAGGAGGATTCTTTGCATTCTCCTTGTTTACCTTGACACAACCAGGCATATTCACTATAGGTGTACCTATTAATGTAGTAACAGGTACCTGTAATGGTTGTACACTGGGTACTTGATTCATCCAAGGACGTATATTTTGTATCTGAGTTGTTTGAACATCACGCACAAAGATACCTCGAACACCTCCGAAATGGTTCGTTCTAATAAAACGAATCCCAGTACCATTAACCTGTAGGTTTGGTATCTGGGGTGTGTTTGTGGTTATATTTGGTACGTTGAAACCCATTATACTTGAATAACTTCTTTTACTTCAGGGAATCGTTCTTGTATTAGACGTTCGATGCCTAATTTCATTGTGTCAGCACTCATTGCACATCCTGCACAAGCACCAAGCAGTCTTACCATAACAATAGGACCATCTTTAAGATAGTCTATAGCAACGTACTCAAGATATCCTCCATCTGCTTCGATGTAGGGACGTATCTCATCGAGTACGTTGTTCACATTAAGATCAGTTAGTTCCATTGGGTACAGTTCTACGATAGTCTTGGGTCGGTGGCTTATAACCAGTCACGTTCCCAGTTTTCTTAGACTGCGTTGCCAACTGAAGGTATACTTCTTCGGCAACGATCTGTCTAATCTGTTCTATCTTAGCACTTTCTCTCTTTTCTGGCCCACCAGTTTGTTGATCTATTACATGATTGCCACCAACAAACGCACCAGTCCCAAGAACTGTGACTGCGGTACCAGTAGAAGCAATCTTTTGTAAGTCCATTAGAATCCGCCTGGAAGTCCAGGAAGTCCTGCAGAAGGTGCACTAGGTGCAGGTGATGGTAGACCTGGTACTAAAGCACCACCAAGTCCTCCACCAGCAAGACCACCTAGAGCAGCACCACCAATATTCTTAAGAGCTTTCTCTTTAATGCTGTCTATGATTGCATCCTTGCGTACATAAACGTAGCCAGCAGTGCTAACAACGGCAAGAGATACAGCAAAAGACGTAACAGCAAGTACATTAATAATTTTTTGCATGATATTTATAGGGTATAGGGTTTATCATTTTTAGGATCAACTGCAATGATCTTTAATGGTGCTTGTTCAATCCTTAAGGTCTGAACTGGACCACCATTACCGTTACCAACAGCACCGTTACCGTTACCATTAGCACCATTCATTTTCATTGTTCCATCACCTTTTTTAGAGGCAGTTTGGATGCCAAAGCTAGCTAAAACTCCCGTGAAAACCGAGGCTATGAAAGTCGGATCGATTTTCTGCTGAACTAGTCCTGGAACTGTAACATAATTTAATGTCAGTATTCCACCTGACCAAACCAACACACCTAATCTAACAAAAGTTGAGAAGATTGCTGCTGCATCTTCCTCATCTGGTAATACTTTATCTTTAAGTTTACCAATGATACCTTTCGTATCCTCTTTCTTTTCTTCAGGCATTTAGCTAATCTTATCGCTGGCCTATTTATCAATAAAATCCTTTCACATTTAACGACATCACATATCTATTCTCTTCTGATTGATTCACCTCTGTCATATGATCTAACCATGCTGGTAGTATCACTACATCATTAGTCTTCACCTCTACAGTTCTCCATTGATTCTTGTAGTAATTCTCCTGTGACATAGGTAACCCATGCTGATACATGGTCATAGGATTCTTAACCAATAAATTACCACCGTTCTCTGGAACATATAGGTAAGCAACCATTGCCATGTGTATACCATGATGATGGTGTTGACTAGTAAACCCTCCTGTTGGATGAGAATTGATCCAAGACTCACCTATAACTTTCTGTGCTCTCTCTTCAAAGTTCCATTCCTTCCACACAACTTCAGCATCCTTTTGTATGAAATTAATAAAAGGTTCAAACTCTTTCCATCTATGAGGTGGTTCATATTGTGGTCCTTTGTTCAAAAGAACTACACTACTAGTACCACCACCCCCTTCTGGAGTGGTTCTATTATTTTTCTCTGTATATTCTTTTGCTTCTGCAACATGATCCTCCACTTTAGATCTTATCTCATCAAAGCGGAAGTCATATTGAGTTTTAAATATAAGAGGAAAGGGATTCTCACTCTGAATAGGGTTTCTGGATTCCATGTTAACCACATGAGTACCATCCCATTTAGTAGCGACCTTCATGATTCAACTTGTTTCTTCTTACCTATATTATACTTCGATTCTAAAGTCCATTCTCCCTTGTCTTTATAAGAGAGTACTTTAATTTGATTGAGTGGTGCTAACTCTCCTTCACTAAGGGTGTTAACAATCTCTAGTAATCCCCAATCAGATAATAGTTTTGCAATTCTATTTCTTCTCTGTACATCATTCTCAGAAATGTTTGTATGTTTACCATCAAGTGCAAACAATTCTTTGAAATGTACTATGTAATACTTACCTTTTTTATGCAGAATATGGCAAGACTGGTAGAGTTTCCTTTCCTTACGTGATGCCACACCAATTCTGGTGAGAGTTTCACGGACTTTTAAAAAGTCATCAGGTTCACGAAGGGCAACTTCCAACATTAAGTCTTGAGACCATTTGATCTCTTCACTCATTTCCTTCCTCCAGTATCAAGTTTCGCTTTAAGAATGTCAAGTTGTTTTCTGGACAGAATTCTAACAGCTTGTTCCGCTTTATCATAGTTATAACCATAATATTGTTTCACAAGTTCGATATCCTTATTGGATTCTTTCTTCTGCCAAGGTGAAAACCTTTTGGATTTCCTAACACTATATAGAAAATATTGATATTGAAGATCCCTGTCCAAGTGTGCCATTCCATTCATTTCATTAGCATGAATAATGGTATCAATGAACCCACTTAAACACTTGTTAATAACAAATGCAGGATACTTTTTCATTGCCAACTCATCACCTGAGAGGTCTGCAGTTTTAAGATTAATACTATTAAGATAATCTTTTAACGGTACATCATGTGCCATAAAGCATTTCAACAGGGGTAGGTGGGTCTATTTCATAATTGGATATTAGCAGTTCTTTCTTCCTATTGTCACGTCTGTGTTGCATCCCATACGTGATAGCAAATTCAGTCTGATTAAAGTTCTTAAAGAGATCTACTATATCATCATGTAGATTGTAGGTTAACAACCACTTATGTACACAGTTCTTACAGTTATCTGCAAAGAATGTATGATCAAATGACTTATGTAATGATGCATCAGAACCATATAGGTATGACCCAATTAGATACGGTGGGTCAAGAAATATAAATGAATCCGTTGACTCTTGAAGTAGTTCAGTGTAATCATAATTGGTGATAGTCCAGTTCTGAATCAACTTTGAATACTCTTTCAATGCCTTAGCACCACGAACTGTAAAGTTCTGACGTGATGCAGTAGCAGAGAATGAAGAGTTCTCTGTCAACCCGCTATAGCTACACTTATTAAGAACCCAGAATAGAACAGCTCTATCAAACGACTCCACCTCACGGATGGTTTCTTTGGCAGTCTTAAATAATTCCTTAGCGGAAGGTTCATCATCATTCTCAAGTTTAGTTTTAACCAGTGCTTCAGATAATTCTTCACCATTGTCCTTCAAATTCTTCCAAAAATTGTACAGATAATCATACTTATCATTCACCCACACAGGGGTGTCTGGATTTTGTAAGGTGAACTGAATCGCCATCGATCCACCACCTAAAAAAGGTTCCCGATATTCATTTATATCATCAGGGAACCACTTAAGTAATTTTTTAGCAACCCTAGACTTACCACCAGGGTACCTAAGAGGTGTTTTTAGTTTCATGATATAGAAATGTTTGCCATTGGATAATTAAATGAGGTCATATTCACATGACCATCTGGCATTGCATTAAAAGAGATTGCCCATCTATCAGTAGGTGCATCATTCTGTGCTGAACTATGCATCAACCAACCTGGCCAGAGAAGTAGGGTTCCTTTCTTTGCTGGATTAGACCAGTAAGGTAACCAACCATCCTCTCTAGTTATCTCCAAACAATCTCTTTCTCTGGAGACTACTGGATCATGGAAGATGGTAGATACACCGTCTGTAAGATACAAAATCCCACACACTGCTGCATAAGGATGCCTGTGCGTGGGATGACTAGCGTTAGAATGTGCTTTAGAAAAGACTGCCCACATAAGAGACACCTTTAATCTATCACACATTAACTTATAACTGATTGTCCATCTATCTAAGCAATCTTGTATCTGTTTATTGACCAAAGCAAACTCTGGCCTGTGATGTAGATTACCTTTAGATGTATAAACACCATAAGGAAAATTAGTAAGACCTAATTCTTCATCCTGCAGAGCATCAAGGACACATTGAGGTATCTCAATGTCCTTAAACTCCATGATCTCTGTTGGAAATATTTGATGTACTGTATCAAATTCCTTAATCGTCATGCTTATGTCTTGGATTATCTTTTTCTCTAGTGGATACGTAAGCACCCTTGTTATTGTGACCGTGTGCTATCCCTAGTTCATGCATTCTAGCATGTTCTGCGATCTCATCCCTAAGATCTTTACCACCTGACCCGAAGGTCATGTAGATCCCATAGATGAGGAAAGATACCACAAAGAGACAAAGAAAAAAGATAAATCCTTGCTCTGGACTTAAGTGTCCATGAGGAATAATATATCGAGGTTCAGTCATCATAAGTAAAAATCCAGTAGATCACATATCCTACTGCTGATAATAGTATACCACACATTATATTAACTGACCACACCACTTCACTCAACGTGGATCACCCCCTTCATTCCTGCACCTTCATGAGGAGCACACTTGAAGTTAAAGTCTCCAGTATCAGCAAACACAATCTCTTGTGTTTCACCTGGACTAAACATCAATGCTTCTCTTGATAGATCTGCTCGACCATCAACAATGATGTTGTGAGGAGGTAATGCATTATTAACAAAGGTGACCGTATCTCCTGCGGAGACCGTCACCTCGTTTGGTTCAAAGGCTAGATTGCCATTGTAACCCATTTGTATCTCTGCAGCATATGCTTGTGCTGCTAATGTGAACGACAGAAAAAGTGACGTTAACATTATTGTAAGTCTGGACATCCACCACATAATTTCGTGTTTCATATCATTGATCCATGCGATTGTAACCAATCTAAACCAGATTCGTTAGTACACCTATCAATAGAATGAGGATGCTCCCTAAGATAAGGGACATCCTCTTT